AGTTTTAATTATATGAATTATGATATAGTACAAATATCTACTTCATAGTAGTAAAAATATAGGATGATATATAATGACGACAGCGTTTTGTTTTGGTAATGGCAATTCTCGTAAAAGTCTAAATCTAGACGATTTCAAAAAACACGGAACAGTAATAGGTTGTAATGCAATCTATCGTGATTTCACACCAGATATTGTTGTGGGATTAGATTCAAGAATAGGACACGAAATATATCGGTCAGGATATGCACACAAACATACTTGTTATTTAGGATACTGGACACCTGTGCCAATATTTGTTGCAAAAGAAATGTTAAAAACAATGGCAGATAAAACTGATATTGTTTGGAACGATAGTGAACAAGTGGTATATCATGGTGCTGATGGAGTGTTTACGCTCACAAAAGGGCATAATTTAGGCATAACCTATATCACTGGAGTAACCGACAATGATAAGGTAAAGGATATAGAGCCAGATGTAGATGGCTTTGCATATGCAACAGGTTCAAGAAGCATTTATCTTGCTTGTGAGTTGGGTGCAAAACAAGTATATATTATCGGCCATGATTTATATAGTTTAGATAATAAAATAAACAATGTCTATGCAGGTACAAATGGATATGCTGATGAGAACGCTGATTATGCCAGACCAAATAATCCTGATGAAACCTTTAACTGGATACTACAACACAAAAATACATTTAATAAGTTTAAAAATGTCAAGTTTTACAAAGTAAATTTAAATTCTATTGGAACATCAGCAATAGATTGTGAAATAGACGAGTGGAAAGATTGTGCTAATCTTTCTTATATAACACAAAAAGAAATGGTCAAAAGCCTTGACAAATAAACCAAAAGGTGATATAATACCCTTATGACACTAGAAGAATTACAACAACAGGTAGATAAAGATTTTAAACTTGATGATACTGAGTTAGACGCTGAATCAATTAAAATACCTTTATTACACAATAAGTACCTACAACATTTTAACAAGTTTTCTTTATTACTAAAGAAGGCTGAATACGATTATAACATTTTAAAAAGACATAAATGGGAATACTATACAGGCAAATCAGACCCATCGGTTTATGTAGAAAAACCATTTGATTTAAAAATACTAAAAGCAGATGTACATATCTATATGGATTCAGATGAAGAATTACAGAAAGCAGACCAGAAAGCTGCATATCTAAAACAAGTTACAACTTACCTTGAGCAGGTTTTAAGAAGTATTAATAATAGAACATTCTTAATTAAAAATGCAATAGAGTGGAAGAAGTTTACAAGTGGTGCAATCTAGGTGTTTTTTAGGTTGCGTTGGGTTTAGTCATATCGAAAAAAGTTGGATATGGCATATGTTAATTGTAAGAGGAAAACATTGTTATCATATTCCTTTAATTTATCCCTTGTATTATATCATGTATGTTTTGTATAAAAGAAGTATAAAAAGAAACTTGGAGACTTATGGAACATCAAAAAATATTCGCAACTAATATATTCTTATTAGATAATTTTATACCACAAGTAACAGCCACAGAGGTATCAACAATACTTACTATGAAAAAGTATATTGGTGAGTTATGGTCAGAAAGAGATTATGATGATAACTGGCAAACAAAATCAGCAGACTTGCATAAGAAAAAAGAGTTTAAACATTTCTCAGATTTGATTGTAAAGACTGGTAAAGATATATGCAATAATTTAGGTTATGATGTTGATGGTTTGATTATTACTGATATGTGGGCAAATGTCTTGAAGAATAATGAACATCATCCTGTTCACACACATTCAAATAATTTTTTAAGTGGTACTTATTATTTACAATCAGACCAAGGTGCTAGTATAGTCTTTCATGACCCACGACCTGCAGCTGATGTCATAGTACCGAGAAAGAAAGAAAAGAATACTTTAAATTCTAGTCTATTAAGTTATGCGTCTAAAACAAACAGAGCAATATTTTTTCCTGCGTGGTTGCCACATTGGGTTCAACAAAACAAGTCAAATAATAAACGAATAAGTATAGCATGGAATATGCAAGTGAAAGGACAAGTAGGTGAACATCATGAGTTCCAATCAGCCGATTTCTAAAGACAAACTTTATAATTACATATATTATTATCCACAAGTATTAGGTCCTGCCGCTTGTGATAATATAGTTGCACACTATAATAAAAATTCATTTAAAGGGTGGAAGACTTCTACCTTTTCAACTGCTACTAAAAATTTAGGTACATCTAAAGTTGATATGAAAGAGTTTTGGATAGCACCACAAATGTTTGGTTACAAAACTATACAAAAAGGATTTGATACAGCAGTAAGTGATTATATATCAATACATACAAGAATTAAAATACAACAATACACACATTTTAGAATTAACTGCTACGAAACAGGCGGGTTTATGAAAGAGCATATAGATAATATTCATCATAGTCATGGACAAAAACAAGGTTATCCTCACTTAACATCATTAATATTTTTAAATGATGATTATGAGGGTGGTGAGTTTGTATTATGTGGTGAGCCTTTAGAAAAGAAAAAAGGTTCTGCTGTTGTCTTCCCATCTAATTTCATGTTTCCTCATGAAGTTCAAAAAGTTACAAGTGGCGATAGATATAGTATAATGACATGGATACTTTAATAATAGAAAAGAAAAACGAAGTCTATATAACCGTTGATTGTGATCCAAACATTCAACGAGAAATATCAGAGTTCTTTACATTTTATGTACCTGGCTATAAGTTTATGCCAGCATTTCGTAATCGTATGTGGGACGGTAAGATAAGATTATACTCTCAGAAAACAAAAGAAATATACTTTGGATTGTTTCCATACATTAGAGCATTTGCTGAAGAAAGAGGATATCAAATTGTTTCAGGAGAAGATGTTGAAATTAATAACAAAGTAGATAAAGAAATTGTTAAAAAGTTTTCTAATAGTTTAGGTCAAAAATTTGAAGCTAGAGACTATCAGATAGACGCAATATATCACAGTTTAAAATTCAATCGTGCTTTACTTTTAAGTCCTACAGCTTCAGGTAAATCATTCATTATATATTCACTTATAAGATACTATTCTCATTTAGTTAAAGATGCCCCTAACAATCGAATATTATTGATTGTACCGACAACCTCGTTAGTTGAGCAAATGTATTCTGACTTTCAATCATACGGTTGGAATGTAAAGAAAAATTGTCATAGATTGTATAGTGGATACTCTAATCAAACAGATAAGAAAGTATTGATATCTACATGGCAAAGTCTGTACAAGTTACCTAAAAAATACTTTGAACAGTTTGGTGTTGTCTTTGGTGATGAAGCTCATTTATTTAAATCTAAATCACTCACAGAGATTATGACAAAACTTGAAGATTGTAAATATCGTATTGGTCTTACTGGTACATTAGATGGTGCTCAAACACACAAACTCGTATTAGAAGGATTGTTTGGTGCTGTAAACAAGGTTACATCTACAAGAAAACTTATGGACAAACAACAACTATCTAATTTAGTTGTAAGATGTTTAATACTAAAACACACAATAGAAAATAGCAAAATGGTTGCAAGTGGTAAGTATCAAGATGAAATAGATTATCTTGTAAGTAGCAAATCAAGACAAAATTTTATTCGTAATCTAGCACTTAAATTAAAAGGCAATACTTTAGTATTGTTTCAGTTAGTAGAGAAACATGGTAAAAATTTACATGAAATAATTAAAGAAAAGGCTGATGATGACCGAAAAGTTTTTTATATTTTTGGTGGTGTTGAAGCAGATGAAAGAGAATCTATTAGAGGTATTGTAGAAAGAGAAAAGAATGCTATCATTGTTGCAAGTTATGGTACATTTAGTACTGGTGTTAATATTAAAAACTTACACAATATTATTTTTGCTAGTCCTTCTAAAAGTAGAATAAGAAATTTACAAAGTATAGGTCGTGGTTTACGATTAGGTGACAATAAAGTAAACGCTACCTTATATGATATAGCGGATGACTTGACTTATAAATCAAAAGAAAACTTTACACTCAAACATTTTCAAGAAAGGATAAACATCTATACTGAGGAAGAGTTTGATTATGAAATGCATAATATAGATTTGAAGGAATAGATAAATAGTAGTATGACAATTGAACAACCAGATCACCCAACAGATTATCGTATGGTAAAACTAGTCGATGGTACATTATTAGTAGGTACCATTTCTGTTGATGAAAGTTTTTTACGAATAGAGAATCCTTTACAACTAACTACGGTACAACGTATGACTGAGTTTGGTATGAAGGACGACTCATCATTGGCGCCATGGATCCCCTTTTGTAATGAAGAAAAGTTTAATATACCAAAGGATAAAATTATTGTTATATCTATGGCTGCAAGAGAGTTAGCAAACTACTATGAGGTTGTTCTAAACAAATATAAATCTCAACAAAATCGAGCGCCATTAACTCCTGAAGAAATGAAACATATATTAGATGTTGCTGAAGAAATAGATAGTAAGCAACAAGATGAAATGTCAGAGGATGAGTTTGGTGGATACAAGTTTGATTCTAAGAAACTTAATTAAGGTTCTATCTCAAAGCGCCTACATATGCGATTATAACACAAGTCCCAAAATTGTCAAGCACAGGCTTGCATTTTCCTAAAAAATATAGTATAATAGTATTATTATGAAAAAAGCAAAAAACAAACCACACTATGTAGATAATAAAAAGTTTCTACAAGCGATGACCGAATATCGAGATAAGTGTAATAAAGCAGAAGAAAAAGGCAGAAAGAAACCACCTGTAACAAATTATATAGGCGAATGTTTTTTGAAGATTGCAAATCACTTATCATACAGACCAAATTTTATTAACTATACTTATCGTGATGATATGATCTCCGATGGTATCGAAAACTGTTTACAATACATGAGTAATTTTAATCCAGAGAAATCAAGTAATCCGTTTGCATATTTTACACAAATAATTTATTATGCATTTATTAGAAGAATACAGAAAGAGAAAAAACAAATGCAAGTAAAAGCAAAGATTATTGCAAACGCAGGTGTTGAGAATATGATGGATCAACTAGCAGGAGATGATACACATTATCAAAGTCAAATGTTAGATTTTTTACAAAGGAATAGTAAAGAAGAAGAACCAAAGAAGTAATTATATTATAAGGTAGGTATGAAGATAGCATTATTGAATGACACCCATTTTGGTGCCAGAAACGATAGCACAATATTTGATGATTTTTTTCACAAGTTCTATGAAGATATATTTTTTCCATATTTAAAAGAACACAATATCAAAACACTTATTCATCTAGGTGATATTGTTGATAGAAGAAAATTTATTAATTTTAGAATTGCACACAATTTCAGAAATAAATTTATGTGTCAGCTATGGCTACACAAAATTAACACACATATATTAATCGGTAATCACGACATCTATTATAGAAACACAAACAAAGTAAATGCTGTTCAAGAATTATGTACAGCACCTGATGGTGTCAACGAACCGTTTATTTACGAAGAACCTAAGGTCGTAGATTTTGACGGTCTTAAAATTATGATGGTGCCATGGATGAATTCCGAGAACGAAAAAGAAAT